GGATTCACAGGATCTTTAGGTTTTACAGGATCAAAAGGTGACATAGGATTTACTGGTAGTGTAGGATTTACTGGAAGTCAAGGATCAACAGGTTTCACAGGATCAATCGGATTTACTGGTTCTCAAGGCACAACTGGTTTCACAGGATCACTAGGTTTTACAGGATCTCTTGGATTCACAGGATCAATCGGTTTCACAGGTTCTCAAGGAACTACAGGATTTACAGGTTCATTAGGATTCACAGGATCCCAAGGTACAACTGGTTTTACCGGGTCACTTGGATTTACTGGATCTCTTGGTTTTACTGGATCCAAAGGTGATGACGGGCAATTTGGTGGTGCGTCTTTTTATTATGAGTTTGTTACCGATACTAATATTGAAAACATTGGTGCTGGACACATTCTTCTCAGTAATACCGATCTATCTCAAGCAACAATTTTAGGAATTCACAATTTAGATAGATTTGCAACAGACATATCATCATTCATACAAACAATAGATGATTCTACAAGTGATATCAAAGGTATTGTCAAAATATCTGAAGAAGCCAACACTCTAAAATTTTGTAATTTACTCAATAGTTGGTGAACATGTCGATCACGGTGATCATTTTGATGTTCCTGTTTCGTATGTAAGCGGAACAACTACTCCTTTTGCTAATAATGCAAATGTAGTTACTTCCTTTGTAGTTACAGGAGATAAAGGCGACACAGGCTTTACCGGATCAAAAGGTGATACAGGATTTACCGGCAGTTTAGGATTCACTGGTTCTCAAGGAACTACTGGATTCACTGGTTCTCAAGGAACTACAGGATTTACAGGATCAATCGGATTTACCGGTTCTCAAGGCACAACAGGTTTTACAGGATCGTTAGGATTTACTGGTTCACTTGGATTTACAGGATCTCAAGGTACTACAGGATTCACTGGTAGTCAAGGCACAACAGGTTTTACAGGATCTTTAGGATTTACGGGTAGCCAAGGAACAACTGGTTTCACTGGTAGTCAAGGTACTACAGGTTTTACAGGATCGTTAGGATTTACTGGTAGTCAAGGTATTCAAGGTGTAACTGGATTTACAGGATCGTTAGGATTTACTGGATCTCTCGGTTTCACTGGGTCGCAGGGCACTACAGGCTTTACTGGATCTCTCGGATTTACTGGATCAAAAGGCGACATAGGATTTACAGGTAGTCAAGGAACTACAGGATTTACTGGCAGTATTGGATTTACTGGATCTCAAGGTACAACCGGTTTCACTGGTTCACTAGGATTTACAGGTTCTCAAGGTACTACAGGATTTACGGGTAGCATAGGATTTACCGGTTCTCAAGGTACCACTGGTTTTACTGGTTCTTTAGGATTTACTGGATCAAAAGGAGACATAGGATTTACAGGTTCTTTAGGATTCACAGGATCGATTGGATTTACTGGCAGTCAAGGAACTACCGGTTTTACAGGATCAAAGGGTGACATAGGATTTACTGGTAGCCAAGGTATTCAAGGTGTAGCTGGATTTACAGGTTCTTTAGGATTCACAGGATCGATTGGATTTACTGGCAGTCAAGGTACCACAGGATTTACAGGATCAAAAGGTGATATAGGTTTCACAGGATCAATCGGATTTACTGGTTCTCAAGGAACAACAGGATTCACTGGATCTTTAGGATTTACAGGATCGCAAGGTACCACAGGATTTACTGGATCTCTCGGATTTACTGGATCTCAAGGTACACAAGGAGCAACTGGATTTACTGGATCGATTGGATTTACAGGATCTCAGGGTGTAATCGGTAATACTGGATTTACAGGATCATTAGGATTTACAGGTAGCATAGGATTTACTGGTTCACAGGGTACCACTGGTTTTACTGGTTCTTTAGGATTCACTGGATCAAAAGGAGACATGGGATTTACTGGTAGTCAAGGTACTACTGGTTTTACAGGATCACTTGGATTTACAGGATCAAAAGGTGATGTTGGTTTCACAGGATCTCAAGGAACACAAGGTGTTACAGGATTTACTGGTTCACTTGGATTTACTGGATCCCTCGGATTTACTGGATCTCAAGGTACTACGGGATTCGCAGGATCTCGTGGATTTACAGGATCGATTGGATTTACTGGTAGCCAAGGAACAACAGGATTTTACTGGTTTCTTTTAGGCTTTTACTGGATTCTCAAGGTAATGCTGGATTTACTGGTAGTCAGGGTAATACTGGATTTTACTGGTTCACTTTGGATTTACTGGTTCCCAGGGTAATGCTGGATTTACCGGTAGCCAAGGTACGACTGGATTTTACGGGATCTCTTTGGATTTACTGGCAGTCAAGGAACTACCGGTTTCACAGGATCTCTTGGATTTACTGGTTCTCGTGGTCTGATTGGTTTTACTGGATCACTTGGATTTACAGGATCGTTAGGATTTACTGGATCACTTGGATTTACTGGTTCTTTAGGATTTACGGGATCAAAAGGAGATCAGGGTGTAATAGGTTATACTGGATCTTCAGGTGAAGGTGGCGTAGGAGGAATGGATCCAATTGCGGCAGCTTTAGTTTTCGGCGGTGGCGGTGGAGACGAATCTGTTGCATCATCAGGTGGTGGTGCTGTTGGTGGTGGTGATGACCAAGTTTTCTGGGAAAATGACACCTCAGTGGTAAGTAATTACACAATAACAGTCGGCAAAAATGCTGGTACATTTGGTCCTGTTACAGTCGCTAACAGTGTAATAGTTACAATTCCAAATGGTTCTACATGGTCTATTGTATAAAAGAATAAATACTACATCTATAAAAGGTAAGTTATGGCATTGAAAAACAACACTAAACAATTAGAAACGGGTCTTCAGACACTGTATACTGTACCAACAGGTATTGAATCGTCTGTTCATGGTCTAGTTTTTAGTAATATAACAAACGATCTTGCATATTTTGATTTGAATGTTTATAAAGCGGATGATAACGCTACATACGCTCTAGCGGACAATTTCCCTGTACAACCACTAAAAGCATACGCTTGGCCAAGACCGTTGAACTTAGAAGTTGGTGATTACATAACATCCAACTCGACTTCAAATAATACGATTGTTGTTGCAGTATCTTATTATGAAAATGAAGAATCTATATCTCAAGGTTTAGATCCAAAAGGAATATGGAACAGTGGTATTACATATCAAAAAAATGATCTCGTTTATTATGATGGAACAAGTTATGGTGCAATAACAACAAGTACCAATCAACAACCTGGAGTCAACACCGCGGCATGGGTAATTTTCTCAGAAAAAGGATTTACTGGATCTCAAGGTAATGCTGGATTTACTGGTAGTGTCGGATTCACTGGTAGCCAAGGAACAACTGGATTTACAGGATCTCTTGGATTTACTGGTTCTCGTGGTCTGATTGGTTTCACTGGTTCTCGTGGAGATACAGGTTTCACTGGATCTCAAGGTTCAACAGGATTTACTGGTAGTGTAGGATTTACTGGTAGCATAGGATTTACTGGCAGCCAAGGAACAACTGGATTTACTGGTAGTGTTGGTAGAGCTGCTCCTAGAGCAATCACAGTTGAAGATCCTTCTAATACAGAAAAAATACCGTTGTTTTTTACAGATACATCATATACAATATCAAGAATACAATCAGTAATTACTGCCACAGGTACGTCACCAACAATTACATTTTCTATTCGTTATGGTAGTGATCTTAGTGCATCTGGAACCGAAGTTGTAACCAGTGGTATAACAACAACGAGTACAACAACAGGAACTTCAACAACTTCTTTCAATAACGCTACAGTTGCCGCAAATAATTTTGTCTGGATTACAACTTCTGTATCAACCAACGTAGCAAGTTTACATGTGAGTGTATTGTAATATGAATATGAGATGGAGAATTTATTATGGTGATGGTTCAATATTTGATGCTGGAGATGCATATGAAGCACCACCACAAGATGTTCAAATGATTGCAAATGCTGACCGTGACAACGGTTGGTCTCTAATTCGTTGCGTTGATTACTATTGGTATAACGAAAAAATTGACGAATGGGATGGTGGTGAAATGTTTGGTTTATTTGACTATCTTCTTCAGCCTGGACCAAAAAGGGTATTATTTGGTCGCAATACAACAAATGAAAATTTCAATAAAATACTTGATCGTGCTCTGAGTGATCCAGATATTCCACAAAAATCTGCTTGGTATCCTAGAGAACGTGAAGATTCGGGAGTGAGGGACTAATGGGCGCCCCAGTCAACCCATCGTTTAGGCAACAATCATTTAGATTTCGCAATGACGATGGTTCACAAACAACTGCAACATGGTCGCAATCAACAAACGTCAATGATTCTAGATTTGGTAATATTATTTTTCGTTGTCGTTTTTTGATTCAACAGACAGTATCAAATGCAAACCAAAACTTAGCAAGAGCATACAAACTTCGATATTCTTTGAATAGTGGTACTTATACCGATGTTGGAGCGCAAAATGGTGCCTCACCTATTCGTTATGCAAATAGTCCCAATATCACTGACAATGAGGCAACAACTCAACAGATAGGAGCTGGTTCTTTTGTTGCTGGAGATGTTGATGAAAATGGCGACACAGGAACAATTACCTTTACGAGTGGTGCTTTATCTGAAACAGAAGTTGAATTTGTTTTAGAATTGAATCCAACTGCTTTGACCAAATTAGACACTTTAGATTTGAGAGTTTTTGAAACAAATAATACTGTTTTAGATGCATATACAAACACAGCAAGAGTTACTTTTATAAAAAAACGAAGATTATTTATTTTAGGATAGAAGATGGCAAAAATACTAACGCGCCAACAATTTACAGATTATTGCCTTCGCAGATTGGGATGGCCAGTTGTGGAAATAAATGTTGACCACGAACAAGTTGAAGATCGTATAGATGATGCACTCCAATTTTTCAATGATTATCATTTTGATGGAACTGAAAAAATGTTTCTCAAACATCGCATCACTGAAGAAGATGTAAAAAGACGATGGATTTATTGTCCTGAACCAATTTCTTTTGTGAACAATGTGTTTCCATTTGACGATTCTAATTCATCGGTAAATATGTTTGATTTGAGATATCAACTAAGACTTCATGATCTATACGATTTCACATCCGTATCTTATGTTTCGTATGAAATTACTATGCAACATATTCAGTCACTTCAATTACTGTTTTCAGGAAAACCACAATTCAGATTCAATCGTAAACAAAATAAATTGTTTTTAGATATCGACTGGGATCGTTACGTGAATCCCGGAGAATATGTGATTGTCGAGTGTTATCGTAATCTAACACCAGATACCATAATGTTGACNGGAACAGTTGATTTNGACAATTCGACTAAAACAGTAATTGGAACGAATACTCGTTTTGATGCTGAAATTGTTGAAAATGACTTTGTTCAATTTGGAGATAGTTCATTGTTAGTGAAGAGAATCATTTCACCGACAGAATTGCAATTGGCAGATGAGCCATCAGAAACAACTTCAAATGTTTCGATGACAATTGTTGGCAACAGTAATGTTTGGAATGATCGTTTTCTCAAACAATATGCCACTGCAAAAATCAAGTATCAGTGGGGAACAAATCTTTCAAAGTTTGCNGGTGTTCAATTACCTGGCGGTATAACACTTGATGGTCCAAGAATTATGGAAGAAGCCCGTGCTGAATTAGAAAAAATTGAAGAAGAAATGTATACTATGTCGTCATTACCTTCAGAAATTTATATAGGATAATTCGTGCAACAAATTTATAAAATTTATAGATGTGAAAATATCCTAAATGGAAAAGTTTATATTGGATATACACACAAATCTTTACACAAAAGAACAATTGAACATAAATGTTTAGCTAAAAAAGGTAGTAATTTTTTATTTCATAAAGCTATTAGAAAATATGGTTTTGAATTTTTTAAATGGGAAGTTATATTTGAATCTTTAGATAAAAACTTTTTATTGGATGAAATGGAAGGTTATTTCATAAAACAAAATAATTCTTTTTATGAAAATGGTTTTGGTTATAATATGACTTTTGGTGGCGATTGTGGTATGAGAGGTATGAAACATACTGAAGAATCTAAACAAAAATTAAAAATTGCCAGAAATAAAAGAGAAATAGAACCTATGTTAGGTAAAAAACATAGTGATGAATCAAAAGAAAAAATGAGTTTAGCAAGATTGAAAAATCCTAATAGAGTTATTCAAGCTCAAATTGCTGGAAAAATTTCAGCAGAAAAAAGAAAAAATGATGAAAATTATAAATTACAACAATCGCAAAAAATAAAAGAGTGGTGGGCACTAAGAAAGGCACAAGGTATCTAAAATTTCCACAAATTTCTATGTTCATAATTTTCCTGCAAATCAGATAACGCAGGAACAACTTTTAGTAGAAGATTTGGTAATTGAAGCCCTCCAATGGGCTGGTATGGATGTTTATTATCTTCCCGCATCCAATGAATCGGAGATAGATTATTTGTTTGGAGATCATGCACTCAAACAATATACCCGAGCACATCCTATTGAAATGTATTTGGAAAATGTTACTGGTATGGATGGCGAGGGTGATTTTATTTCTAAATTTGGATTAGAAATAAGAGATGAAATGTCATTTCTCGTTTCTCGGAGAAGATTCAAAACGGTTACCAGTGGTTCGGATTTGAGTAGACCTAGGGAGGGTGATTTAGTCTATATTCCGTTAGTACAAAATTTCTTTGAAATTACTTTTGTTGAACATGAAAACGATCAAGCAATGTTTTACACATTAGGTCGTGGGCGCGGTGGGAATGTTTATGTTTATGCTTTGAAGTTGAAACAATTTGTATTTTCAAATGAACTTATTCAAACAGGAATGGATGAAATTGATGGACAGATCCGCGATCATTATTCCAGAACAAAGATAACACTCACAACAGGTTCTGGTGATTATATTCAAGATGAAATTGTTTATCAAGGAACAGATTTGGCAAATGCAACAGCCCAAGCATTAGTTTAACTCATCAAACACTAGAACACCGACAAACAAAAACATTAGAAATATATCGGGTGTTTAGGTAAATTTACAACAGGTTCATTGATAGGTGCAACATCCAACACTGTTTATCAAACCGCAATTGTTTCCGANTTTGTTACTCTAGATAACGCATTTGAGGATATTATNGACAACAATCGTATACAAGAAGAATCGNTGGATATACTTGATTGGTCNGAATCCAATCCGTTTGGNGAAACATAATGTTGANTAATCCACACTTNTATAATAGAACCATAAGAAAAGTTGTAGTTGCTTTTGGAACAATATTCAATGATATTGAAGTAATTCGTTTTACAAAAAATGGAACACCNCAATTGAAAATGTTGGTGCCATTATCNTATGGTGCNAAAGAAAAATATATNACAAGAATTACATCTGATCCAACTTTGACTAAATCTGTAAATACNGTTGTTCCTAGAATGTCTTTCAATCTTGATGGTATGTCATATGACGCATCAAGAAAAAAACAAACAACATTACAAAATTTTTCGTATAAAACAACTTCAGGTATTAGTTCACAATACGCACCAGTACCATATAATTTTGATTTTTCAATGTCAGTATATGTAAGACATACTGAAGATGGTACTCAAATACTTGAACAAATATTACCATTTTTTACACCAGATTTCACCGTTACTGTAAATTTTATTGATGAGATGTGCCAAAAATATGACATGCCGGTTATTCTAAATTCTGTAACAAATAATACTGATTATGAAGGTGATATGATGACCACTAGACTTATCTTGTGGGATTTACAATTTACAGCAAAAGGTTATATTTGGCCACCTGTCAAAACTGGTAGAGGACTTATTGGTCAATACAGTAATGTTGGTGGGGATGATGGTAATGGTGGTTATGGTGCCGCAATCGTTAATTTTTATGATAATATCAACAGCAATACTGTAGTTTCTGATATCAAAATTCAAGCAGATCCTTTAGATGCTGAACCAGATGATGAGTATGGTTATACTGAAGTTATAACTGAATATTTTACAGGCTATCAACCAGCACCAGAATAAATAAAATTGTAACAAATAGGTAAGTATGAAAAAAATAAATGAGAAGTTATCTGAAATATTTGATGTTGAACCCATTCCTCTAGAAGAAACACCAATAGAAACTAGAGAAATCGTTCAAATGCAATCGGACAATACCTGTTGAACAGGACACGGAAATTGCACGGGAAAATATAAAAGAGTTGATTGAAAAAGGTACATAGAGCCGTAGATGAACTGGCAATTATTGCCCGTGACAGTCAACATCCGAGAGCATATGAGGTTATGGCAACATTGATCAAAAATATGTCTGATATGAACAAAGATTTATTAGAAATACAAAAACGCTAAAAAAGATTTGATAGGCGTTTCTGATAATAAAGCAGGTGATGTAAATGTCAACAACGCACTGTTTGTTGGTTCTACTGCTGAATTGATGAAACTGTTGAAAAAATAATGTCTGATAAAAATTATATGGGAAATGCCAACCTAAAACGAGTTGGCGTTTCAATACCCTATACTGAAGAACAAATTCTTGAGATACAAAAATGTTCTGAAGATCCAGTTTATTTTATTGATAACTATGCTTACATTGTAACACTTGATCATGGTATTCAACCATTCAAACTTTATGATTGTCAGAAAAGAAAAATCAAAACAATTCACGAGAATCGCCGTGTTATTATTATGGAATCTCGTCAAGCAGGTAAGACAACAACATCTGCTGCATACATTTTATGGTACACTTTATTTCAAGCAGATAAAAATGTAGCCATTCTTGCAAACAAAGAAAAAACATCTCGTGAAATTTTATCACGATATCAATTGATGTTTGAGAATCTTCCCAATTGGATGCAACAGGGTATCAAAGTTTGGAACAAAGGTGATATCGAATTAGAGAATGGTTCTAAAGTATTTACTGCTGCAACAACTGCCGCAGGTATTCGTTCTAAGTCCGTCAACTTACTGTATATTGACGAGGCTGCAATTATCCCAAACAATATTGCTGATCAATTTTTTACTTCTGTTTATCCAGTTGTTTCTGCTGGTAAGACAACCAAAATTCTAATTACATCAACACCTCTTGGTTATAATCATTTTTGGAAATTTTGGAATGATGCTGAAAATGGTAGAAATGGTTTTACGACTCTCTTCATACCATATTGGGAAATTCCAGGTCGTGATGAAAAATGGGCAGAAGAACAAAGAGGTGTCTTGGGTGATGTAAAATACAACCAAGAAGTTTTGTGTAAGTTCCTAGGCTCTGCATTGACGCTCATTCGTGCAGACACTATTGAACAGATGTCTTTTATCAATCCTATACTGCAAGATGAGGGTTTAGATGTTTTTGAATATCCTATTGTTGGGCAGAAGGATTCTAGTGGTAAAATTACAGTAAAACCACATTCTTATGTTTTAGTATGTGACACCGCACAAGGTGTTGGTGGAGATTACTCAGCTTTTGTTGTGATTGATGTTACTGAGGTTCCCTATAAAGTTGTTGCCAAATATAGACATAATACGATTGCACCATTAGTCTATCCTTCTGTGATCTATAAGGTGGCATCTCAATATAATTTGGCGTATGTTTTGCTTGAGATAAATACTTCTGAACAGGTATCACATATTCTGTATTCTGAGTATGAATATGAAAATATCTTTTTTGTGTCTAAATCATCCAAAGGACAAATAATTACGGGTGGTTTTGGTGCAGGTAGAACAAGATTGGGTGTGCATACAGATAGAAAAGTCAAACGAATTGGTTGTTTCAACTTCAAATCGTTACTTGAAGAGAAAAAACTTCTTGTTTTTGACTCTGATATTATATCAGAAATCTCGACATTTATTGAAAAACATAATTCTTATGCTGCCGATGAGGGATATCATGACGATTTAGTGATGTGCCTAGTTCTTTTTGGTTGGTTGACCACCAATCCATATTTCAAAGAAATTACAGATGTAAATCTTAGACAAGCAATTTATGAACAAAAAATTCAACAAATTGAGGATGAAATGTTACCGGTAGGCTTTTTGAATGACGGACAACAAGAAGAAGTTTTTATTGATGGTGATAATGTTTGGGGAGACTACAAAGAAGTACAAGATATCAGTTACCCTCCCGGTTATTTATCATCGAAATTGTGAAAATACTAAATAGATGATAATAAAATACTCAACAAAAAAAAGGAGTAAAATATGGCTTTTGCCCTCTCGCCCGGCGTAAATGTTTCAGAAATTGATCTGACAACTATCGTCCCTTCAGTCGCCACTTCAATTGGCGCATTTGCAGGAAAATTTGCATGGGGACCGGTAAATGAAATTGTTACCATTTCTGATGAAATTCGTTTGGTTGACCGTTTTGGTTTGCCAAATTCAACAAATTCTGAATATTGGTTTTCTGCTGCCAACTTTCTGTCTTATTCAAACACACTTAGGGTTGTTCGTGCAGCGAATACTGCAACAACCTTCAATGCTACGGCTAATGGAACATCCGTACTTATCGAAAATGAAGATGATTACTTAGCAAATCACTCTTCAGGTGCAACCACTCATTTAGAATTTGCCGCAAAATATCCAGGAGATCTTGGAAACTCGTTGAGAGTTGAAGTAGCAGACTCTGTTACCTACTCTTCGTGGGATTTGAGATCGTTATTTACAGACCAACCAGCAACTTCGGATTATGCCAACAGTGTTGGTGGCGCAGATGACGAATTACACATCGTTGTTATCGATGAAGATGGTAAAATTTCAGGTACTGCAAATACTGTTCTCGAAACTTTTGCTTTTGCCTCTAAAGCTTCCGATGCAAAGAATCCAGATGGAACAACAAACTTTTATAAAGATGTTATAAACAACAGATCTAGATATATTTGGTGGTTGGCTCATCCAGAAGCTGGAACAAACTGGGGTACAACAGCTGCTGGAAAAGAATATACAACTTTGATTGAAACCGTTGTCAGATCACTTTCTGGTGGTGCTGATGGTTCAATTACAGATGGCGATTTGATGCAGGCATATGACCGTTTTTGCAAATGCTGATGCCGTAGATGTAAATCTGATCATTTCGGGTCCAGCAAATCAAACTATTGCAACACACCTCATTGATGAAATCGCAGAAATTCGTAAAGACTGCGTTGTTTTTCTTTGTCACCAGAAAAAGACTGATGTTGTTTGACAACTACGGTTCAGAAGCAACAGACATTGTTAGTTATCGTAACACACTCACATCATCTTCGTATGCTGTAATGGATTCAAACTGGAAATATCAATATGACAAGTATAACGATGTATATCGTTGGATTCCAGTAAACGGTGATATTGCTGGTCTTTGCGCTAGAACAGACCGTGACCGCGATCCTTGGTTTTCCCCAGGTGGTATCAATCGTGGTATTATCAAAAATGTTATCAAATTAGCATGGAATCCTAACAAAACAGATCGTGATGACCTGTATGTAAAAGGTGTCAATCCAGTAGTGACTTTCCCTGGCGAAGGTACTATTTTGTTTGGCGATAAAACACTGTTGAGCCGTCCTTCAGCATTCGACCGTGTGAATGTTCGTAGATTGTTTATTGTCCTGGAAAAAGCAATTGCTCGTGCTGCTCGTTCTTCTTTGTTTGAATTCAACGATACTTTCACAAGAGCACAGTTTGTAAATATTGTAGAGCCTTTCTTGCGTGATGTTCAAGGTCGCCGCGGAATCACAGATTTCCGTGTTGTGTGTGACGAAACAAACAATACGGGCGAAGTCATTGATCGCAATGAATTTATTGGTGATATTTACATCAAACCAGCTCGTTCAATCAATTTTATCCAACTCAACTTTGTTGCAGTTAGAACTGGCGTAAGTTTTGATGAAGTTGTTGGTAAATTTGGATAATAAATAGAGAAAACAGGAGAAATATAAATGGCATTTTCCGTAAACGAATTTAGATCACAGATGGTTGGTGACGGTGCTCGTCCCAATTTATTTGAAATTTCTATGCCTTTCCCTGCGTTCTCTGCGCCAGGAAATGCACAAACAAAACTTACATTCATGTGTAAGACAGCACAGTTGCCAGGTGCAACAATTGGTGTGGTTCCAGTTCAATATTTCGGTCGTGAATTGAAATTTGCTGGAAACAGAACATTTACAGATTGGACAATTACTGTTCTCAATGATGAAGATTTTTCTGTTCGCAATGCTTTCGAGCGTTGGATGAATGGAATCAATTCACACAATCTAAATATTCGTAATCCAATTGCTTTAGCACCATTTGGTTACACAGTTGATGGTGAAGTTATTCAGTATGGTAAAACCGGTAATAACTTGAAAAAGTACAAATTTATTGGTTTGTTCCCAACTGACCTTACTCCAATTGATGTCGATTGGGGTGCAAATGATACCATCGAAGAGTTTTCTGTAACATTATCATATCAGTGGTGGGAATCTATTGATACTGGTGTAGTGTAATTAGTAGAGGGGATTTTCCCTCTACTTTGTTATTTTTTTCTATAGGATGATAAACACCATATGGCAATTAACATTTTCGGATTCCAATTAGGGAAGAAAGATATTGTTCAAAAAGAACCACCTGAACAAAAATCTTTCGCCCTTCCAACAACCGCCCTCGATGATGGCGCGGTTACCATTACTCAGAATGCATATTACGGCACTTATGTTGATTTGGAAGGTGCTGTCCGTAATGAGTTAGAACTTATTACACGATATCGTGAAATGTCCAATCATCCAGAATTGGAACAGGCTATTGATGATATTGTAAATGAGGCAATCACACACGATCAATCTGGTGAAGTTGTTTCTATAAACATGGACAATTTGAAACAACCAGACAACATCAAAAGAAAAATTCAAGAAGAGTTTACAAATGTACTTACCCTTCTAAATTTCAATAATTTAGCAGACGATCTTTTCAAACGTTGGTACATTGATGGTAGGATTTATTATCAAGTTGTTGTTGATGAATCCAAACCTAAAGAGGGTATACAAGAACTTCGTTATATAGATCCTCGTAAAATCCGTAAAGTTCGTGAGATTGCAAAAGATAAAGATCCTAGAACTGGTGCATTGATTATCAAATCTATTGCAGAATATTATGTGTATAATGACCGTGGAACAACAACACAAACATATACAGCACAAGTAAATGCTGGAGTACGCATTGCACCAGATTCGATTATCAATGTGAATTCAGGATTGATGGATGCAAAAAATACTTTTGTTATTTCATATCTTCATAAAGCAATCAAACCACTCAATCAATTACGCATGATTGAAGATGCGGTAGTTATCTATCGGTTATCTCGTGCGCCAGAACGCCGTGTATTTTATATTGATGTTGGTAATTTGCCTAAAGGTAAAGCAGAACAATATCTTCGTGATATTATGATCAAGTATCGTAACAAAATGGTNTANGATGCGAACACTGGTGAACTCCGTGATGATCGTAAACACATGTCAATGTTGGAAGACTTTTGGTTACCNCGCCGTGAAGGTGGTAAAGGTACTGAAATNACAACTCTTCCCGCAGGACAAAATCTTAGGACANATTGAAGATGTGGATTACTTCCGTAANAAACTTCTTCAGTCACTCAATGTACCTTATTCACGCATGGANCAAACTGGTGGTGGTGGATTTGCTGCAATGGGTAGATCGACAGAAATCACTCGGGACGAATTGAAATTTGCTAAGTTTATTACAAGACTTCGTAATAAATTTTCTCAAGTGTTTGATAACATACTGAAAACACAACTTGTTCTCAAAGGCATTTGTACTAAAGAAGAGTGGGATGATTTCAAAGAACATGTTTATTACGATTTCAAAAAAGATAATAATTTTACAGAACTTCGTGAAGCTGAACTAATGCGTGAAAGAGTTCAATCACTTTCAATGTTAGAACCTTTTGTGGGTAAATATTATTCACAAACTTGGATCAGAAAAAATGTTCTCCGCATGTCNGATGAAGAAATACAACAAATGGACATCGAAATGGAGAAAGATGGTTCCATNGAACAATATGAACAGATGCAACAATCTCAAAATGGTGGTGGNCAACAACAAGAACAAGAACCTGTTGANAATGTTACTGAAAGAGATGATACTCANGAATCACCAACACCAGAATTAGATGCCGATGTTGAAAAATACAATGGCATAAATAGAAGATAAATACATAAAAAGGAATTATTATGTCAGAAAATATTAGACAATTTATTGACCAACTTGCATCAGGATCAAATTCAGATGCAAAAGAAACTCTTGAAAATGAAATTGCTGCAAGAGCTTTTTCGTCTTTAGACGAATATAAAAAAGAACTTGCTAAAGGTATTTTTGGTGGGCAAGAAGATACACAAGAAACTGAAATCGAAGTTCAAGAAACAGAATAATGAAATCATTACAAGAGTTCAAACAAGAACCAACAATCGTAGAAGAAGAAAAATCAGACTATTCTAAGTTTGATATGTTGGTTCGTGCTGGTTTGGCAAATAAAGCTCAATTGGCAAGAATTCATCGTATTCTTGATAAGATGAAAGAAGATCGACCAGTATTCAATAATGCTGATCGTATGATTCTGCAAAACTTATTCAATAAGATGGTAGATGTCATTTCAAATAATAAACAAATTTTTCAACAGACTCGCCGTGTTGTTCGTGAAGAAATTGAAGAGGTTGAAGTCGATGCGTTAGAGTTGATCGAACAAAGTATAAAAGGTGATCCGCCTTTTGTTCTAATTTTGAAACGCAAAGCTCTCCGCATGTATCCTAATAAAATGAAAATAGCGTTATATTATAACGATAAACTCAATAAATACTTCTCAGTTCCATACTCTACAGAAAAAGATGTTGATGGTCCAATNCAATCCGAACAGGTTGAGATTACAGAATCAAAAGAAGTTATGGATCATATCCATGANATAGTAAAACAAAAACAAGCAAAAAAAGTAAAATTTGCAAANGGTAAATCAGCAACAATAGATGGTTATACTGCATCTGCAATCAAACAAGTTCATGATTCTGTAAATGATGAGAACAAAACTAAGTTGAGGAAAATGGTTCATAGTAGTCCAGAAGGATTACATAAAGTTGCCAGTTTTGCTTTTAGTAAAGTAAAATGAATTTTTTAGATAAACTGATTGAAGGTAAACTAGACGAAGCAAAAGAAAGTATTTTCAATCGTCTGAATGAGATAACTTCAAAAAGATTGCAAGAAGCAAAAAAGTATGTTGCGGAAGATAGATTTGAAACTGTAGAAGAATTGGAAGAAGCTGCACCCAAACGAAATCCAAATATTATTCGCATGGGTAGAGTGAAAAGAATTCGTAGAAGAATTCGCCGTAATGCAAAAGGTAAAATTGTAATACAAAAAAATCGTAGAAGATCTGCGATAAAAGGATATAGAATTGCAGGTAAAGGAAATGTTGTTAGAAGAATACCTGCTGTAGAAAGACTGAAAAAAGCTAGACTATTGAAACGAGCATGGAAAACAACAAGAAGAGCTAAACTTCGCAGGACATTATTGAAACGTAAGTTGTCAATGCGAAGAAGATCATCATTAGGACTAAGGTAAAAT